CCGGGCGCTATCCTGCACACGCTCGGCACCGGTACGACTACTGGCATCTTTGCCACGACGAGCGCAAACGCATGGGTAGAGCTTCGTCGCTCGACTAGCACGACGCTCGGCTACATCGGCACGGGCGCGGGCCTCGTGACCGGTGGGGCGGCAGCGGATCTTGCGTTCCGATGCGAAAGCGGCAACCTGCTCTTCTCGACGGGTGCCACCGAACGCGCCCGCATCGACTCGTCGGGCGTACTCACCACGACCGACCTTGCGACGTACAGCCTATCCGGCACCACCGCATCCGTCGCGTCCGGAGGCACGTCCGCGGCACTGTTCACGCCCGCGGCGTCGTCCGAATACATCGTGTATATTCAGGCAACATCGAACACGGGTGTAATGGCGCACGCAATGGTGCTCCAGAATGGTGCCGCAAGCGGCGCGTTGGTGTCTGTTGTCGGATCGGTGCTCTGCACCATCAACAACGCAGCCGGCGCGCTGACGATCACCAATAACAGCGGCTCGGCGGAAACATTCCGCTGGCGTGCGCTCAAACTCCGTTCTCTCGTGTGAGGCTAACCATGTTTGCGATTATCGAACCCGTTCCCGCATACCCATCGCCAGCGACGACTCTCCAAGTCGGCGCCGTTCAGGTCACTCCCGGCGCGTCGGCGTTCTATCAGTGGACGCTTTTTGACGCGCAAGGCGTGACCGTCGGCAAAAACAGCATCGCGCTGACCGGCGACGCCTATACGGCGTGGGGCTCGGATGACGCGTACCTGTACACCTACACCGCCGCGCAGCTCGGCCTGACCATCGTCGAGATCGTCCCCGACGCCCCGCCCGCTCCCGAGCCGACGCCGGAGCCCGCGCCGACCGAGGAGCCTGCACCGGTCGAATGAAGCTCACGCCGCAGCACCAGGAGCACGCTCGGGCCAAGCTCGAAAAGCTCTGGCGCTGCAAGGCGTGCGACTTCTGCGGCGGAAGCAGCCTCACGATCGCCGCAGACGTCGTGGAGCTGCGAGCTTTTCACGGTGGCGCGCTTGTCGATTGTGGATCCGTGACGCCCGCCGTTGCGGCACTATGCGCAACGTGCGGTGCCACCAAACTCTTTAACGCCATCGTGCTCGGGCTTATCGACCCGGACACTGGTAAACCAAGGATGAACACATGAGTCTCAACGAATCCCAAGCCGCTCAGGTGCTCGTGCAGGCGCTCGCCAAGGGCCAAGCCCGCGGCGCCTACGAGATCCACGAGAGCGCGCTCATTCACGAGGCGCTTACGCTCCTCGGCCCAAAGCTCGGCCTCGTGGCAGAGCAGGTGCCGGCGGAAGTCTCCGCGCCCGTCGCCCCCGCACCCTCGAACGAGTAGCCATGCCCGCGAAGAAGTCCGAGATGAAGTGCAACGTCCCGAAGCGCACTCCGGGCCACCCGAAGAAGTCGCACGTCGTGAAGGCGTGCGAGGGCGGCAAGGAGAAGCTGATTCGCTTCGGGCAGCAGGGCGTCTCGGGCTCCCCGCCAAAGAAGGGCGAATCGGAAGCCGACGCGAAGCGGCGCGCGTCGTTCAAGGCGCGTCACGCGAAGAACATCGCGAAGGGCAAGATGAGCGCGGCGTGGTGGGCCGACTCCGTGAAATGGAAGTGACCTGATGGCCGCAATCCCCCTCCTCGCAGGCATCTACACGACGACGGCGCCGAACTTCCGCACGGCGTACCCGGTCAACATGGTGCCGACGCCAACGCCGACGGGCATCTCGGAGGCGTACCTTCGCCCTGGCGACGGACTCGTCTCGACGGGGACCGGCCCCGGCATCGCGCGCGGCGGCATCAACTGGAACGGCGCGCTCTACCGCGTCATGGGTCCGTTCCTCGTGCGCATCGACGCGCTCGGCACGGTGACGACGATCGGCAACGTCGGCGACGACGGGAAGCCGGTCACGTTCGACTACTCGTTCGACCAGCTCGCGATCGCGTCGTGCGGGAACCTCTACTACTCGAACGGCACGACGCTCGTGCAGAACGTCGACCCCGACCTCGGGACGGTCGTGGATGTCGTCTGGGTCGACGGGTACTTCTTCACGACCGACGGCGAGTTCCTCGTCGTCACCGAGCTCAACGACCCGCTCGCCGTCAATCCGCTGAAGTACGCCTCGAGCGAAGCGGACCCCGACCCCGTCGTCGCGCTGCTGAAGGTGCGCAACGAGGTCGGCGTCCTGAACCGCTTCACGATCGAGGTCTTCGACAACGTCGGCGGCGTGGGCTTCCCGTTCCAGCGCATCGAGGGCGCGCAGATCATGAAGGGCTGCGTCGGCACGCACGCCTGCTGCATCTACCAAGAGGCGATGGCGTTCCTCGGTGGCGGGCGCAACGAGGCGCCGGGCATCTACGTCGGCGTGAACGCGACGGCGCAGAAGGTCTCGACGCGCGAGGTCGACGAGATCCTCGCGACGTACACCGAAGCGCAACTCGCGACGGCGGTGCTCGAGGCGCGCAACGACCGGGCGCACGAGTTCCTTTACGTCCACCTCCCCGACCGCACGCTCGTCTTCGACGGCTCGGCGGCGAAGGCGCTCGGCGCCCCGGTGTGGTTCATCCTCACGTCCGCGCTCCAGGGCTTCGCGACGTATCGCGCGCGCTGGTTCGTCTGGGCTTACGACGGATGGCAGATCGCCGACACGTCGACGGCGGCCTTCGGTCGCACGACGCAGGACGTCTCGACGCACTGGGGCGACCGCGTGCGCTGGGAGCTCACGACGCCGATCGTCTACAACGAGGGCAACGGCGCCGTCTTCAACGAGCTCGAGCTGATCGCGCTTCCGGGCTCGGTGCCGTTCGGAACGGACCCCGTCATCTCGACATCGTACAGCCTCGACGGCCTCTCGTGGAGCATCGACCACGCGGTGCGCGTCGGGTCGTACGCGCAGCGTCAGCACCGCATCGCGTGGCGTCGTCAGGGCTTCATGCGGCGCTTTCGCGTGCAGCGCTTCCAGGGCGACTCGTGGGCGCACATCCCCGTCGCCCGTCTCGAGGCAACCTTCGAACCGTTGGCCTGGTGATGGCAGTCCGACGCCTTGGCCTCACCCGTGACCAGCTCGCGAAGTTCCTCGACGAGCACGAGCAGATTCGCCAGTTCGAACTGCTCTTCACCGCCGTCGACGAGCTCCAGACCGAGGGGCTCGACTCGGTGCGCTTCGACGCCGGGGCGGCCCTCGCCGGGGTTAACAAGCTGGCCGGCGTTGTCGCGCAATTGGCCCAAGACGGGGCGATCGAGGCTTCGAACGCACTCTCGGTCGCGCAGGCCGCAGAACGCGCCCTGGTGGCGATTGAGGGCCTTGCGATGGTGGGCGCGACGCTCCCGCCGAAGGTGCCCGTGCGGCGCACCGTGGGCGCGTGGCATGACATGAAGCGGCAGACGGCGGTCGCCATCAACACGGGCCAGCGTGCGAAGTGCGACACGATCGACATCGAGCGCGGCGTCTGGCGTGACTCGTCGGAGGACGTCTTCTATGTCGCTGACGCGGGCGTCTACAACATCGAGTTTTCCGCGCAGGTCGACTCAAACAAGGGCTCCGACTCCGAGCTCTGGATCTGGCTTGCCGTCAACGGGTCGAGCGTCGCCGAGTCGGCCTCCGTCATCCGCGTGAAGGGCAACGACGGAGAGACCGTCGCCTCGTGGAACTTCCTCGTCGAGCTCGCGCCGAACGACTACTTCTCGATCATCTGGGCGGCGGACAGCTTGCAGACGTACCTCGAAACGTTCGCCGCAAGCGCGTTCCACCCTGCTATCCCTTCGCTCATTCTCACCGTCACGCAGGAGGCGTGAACCATGGCCGTCACCCCGACCCAGCTCATCGCGCCCGCGTTCGTTCCTGACACGAAGGGCACCGCCTACACGTCGACCGCCGTCAAGACGCGCATCGACTACATGGCGTTCGTGAACACGACCGCGAACAACGTCACGCTCTCGGTGTGGCTCGGGCCTGCGGGCGCGTCGCAGCGCATCAAGGACAAGACGATCCTCCCCGGCGAGTGCTACCTCTGCCCCGAGGTCATCGGCGCGCTTCTCATGCCCGGCGAGCTCATTCAGTGGGACGCGAGCGCCGTCAACGCGCTCTACGGCTCCGCGAACGGCGTGACCTTCACCTGAGGAAAACTGCGATGATGATGCTCGGAATCCCCGTAGAGAAGCCGTTCCCGTCGACCAGCGAGAACAAGAAGAACACGCTGATGGTCATCCAGGATTGGATGCTCGGCCCCGAGAAGCCGTCGAACGAGCGCGGCGCGAACGCCGAGTACTGGCGCGCGCTCGCGAAGGCGATGCAGGTCGACGAGGCCGAGGCGCGTCGTCGTCGGTGCTCCAACTGCGAGTACTACGACAACACGCCGGGGACGCAGCTCAAGATGGAGCGCATCCCTTGGAATCAGTGGGATGTCGACGCGGGCTTCCGTGGATTCTGCACGAAGTTCTCCTTCGTGTGCCACGACCTCCGCAGCTGTCAGGCGTGG